TTACCCTGATATAATCTACGCCTCTACCGACAAAGACACGCCGTGCGTTGTCGATGCGGTTCTCGTTAAAAATAGCAAGATCGTTGGTGTGGTAGAGCAGAAATCGAGGCCCGGCATGACCATCCTCGATTTCAACGTGACCTATGAGAAGCGCTGGCTTGTAACCCAAAAGAAGCTGGACGACGCCTCAGAGATCGCGCAGGCCCTGCAAACCAAGCTTGTCGGATTCCTGTACTTCCCCGAAGCCGATGTGCTGTTAGTGAAGACCTTAATGGCTCCGGGTAAGGGATGGGTAGCAGACATAAGGAGAGAACATACCAGAACACAAGCAACAATTAATGGAGGCAGCGTAGTGCGCCTCAACGCTTACATCGACATGAGTGGCGCTCTTGTACTCTATGGAGACATCAATGAATGAAGACCAACCAATCAGTGAACAGTTTCGCCTCGTAGCAAAGAAGTGGGTCGATGCGGATTCCGCTGCAAGCCTCTTGGAGGAAACCAAGAGCGCCGTTCTTTCTCGAATGATGGCTGCACAAGGCGACATGCCTGTGAACCGGGCAGAACTCAATGTGAAGTCATCTGAGGAATGGCTGGAGTTTGTTACCAAGATGGTGAAGGCGCGCGAGCGAGCAGCATTATTGAAGGTGCAACTAGAGTACCTTCGGATGCGTTTCAATGAATGGCAATCACATGCAGCAAACCGTAGAGCGGAGATGAAGCTATGAAAAATATGACTGATGCTGAATGGGACAAGCAAGCTGAAGAAATGGCTGACAAAATTGTTGAGATCATAGACGGAAAAGAAAGCGACATGATCATTGAAGTGCTTGCTTGCATAGTAGCAGACATGTTGGAGCCATTTGAAGCTGAAGAGGGGATTCCGTTAATGTTGACCTTTCTCGGCACCATCCTTGAAAAGCGATACGACATTGGCTTCGATCTTACCAAGATGAATGCCGGTTCGATGCAATGAAGCGAGTCCGTATTACAGCAAAAATGCGGGCCGACATTTTTCTGTCTCATGGCGGCATGTGCCACCTATGCAGCATGAAGGTTGTGCCCGGAGAGGATTGGGATGTCAGTCACGATATACCTTTGGAAGCTGGCGGTAAGGACGATGCAACTAACTGGTTCGTTGCTCATCGCAAGTGTCACAGGGTTCATACTAGCACTGTTGACGCTCCCTTGATCGCAAAGGTCAAACGAATCCATCAAAAGCATGTCGGTGCAAAGAAACCTCGATCACCGATGCCGCTTGGTCGAGGCTCAAAGTTCAAGCGCAAAATGGATGGCACCATAGTAAGGAGAGAACCGTGAATGTTGTTTTTACCGTAAACCTCGCTCAATCGGTTAGGCCCAAGCCACCACTTGGAGAAGACGACAACATCCTTCTGCCGTTTCAAAACATCTATGCGACGGTTGATGCAAAAAGCTTTCGGGACTTGCTGAAGCTGCTGCATGAAAATGACTACATCATTGCGCGTGAGTTCAATGCAAAAAAGAAGTTCGATGGCTCACGCCTTTATGAGGATCGGGGCGAGGTCATCATCAACTGCCAGATGATTGGCAAAATCAAACCGTTCTTTGAATAAGGAGAAAGCACATGGAATATCGCGAAATCATGCACGAAGCCGCTCGCGTCTTTAATGAACGGAATCCAAAGTACGGGGATATGCGAGTTGGTATGGAACGTGTAGCCCATATAGCGACACTGATTACCGGCATCCAGTTAACTGCTCATGATGTTGCTTTGGTTCTTCACGCAGTAAAGCTATCGAGGCTGGGGGCTGATCGCCGAAACCCAGATCACTATGTCGATGGGGTCAACTATCTAGCGTTTGCAGGCGAACTGATTGAAGGCCCTGCAATTGACCCCGAGATAGCCGAAGCACTTAATGCCATGAATAATGAGTTTGCAAAGATGGCCGAAAGCTTTTCCGTCTCCAATCCAAACGCAGTGCCTCAAGAAGGCTAAGGAGCGGCGATGGCCGATGGCGCTTCATTCGTTTGGAATACAGCCAAGCGGATCAGATCAAGCGGAGTCCGCATGGATGAGCTACGGTATGATTCATGCCGCTATATCATCAGCAACGACGCCGCTATATCTGTCAGGTACTGCGGCCATGAACGCAAGCGCGGGGCTTACTGCGCATCACATGCGGAACTCTGTTATCTGCCGCCCAAATTAAAGCAGGCGCATGTTGCGGATTCCGAAGCCTCATGAGACACTAATGAGGTCACAGAATGGTCTGTGATTTAGAAGCAGGCGCTTCGCGACCCAGACCCTAAGTGATTGTTCGAAACACTTGCCCCAGCCCGTTCAGTCAGGCTGGGGTCTTTCGTTAGACCACAGGCTTCCAGTTCACAGTAGCCTCGTCCCAGAGATACTGCTGACCATCCGTGGGGTACGGCACTGGCGCGTCCCACAGCCATGTGGTCTGGTTCAAAACCCATGACGGATAGGGTTGCGGCGCATAGAACACATCGTTCTGGTGGTCATAGGTATAACCCACGCCAGCGTAGTTGCCGCGCAGGGCCTCGCCACCGTCAGGCTCACCATTTGGCCCGTAGTGGACGCCGCCACGAGTGTTATAGCTGGTCTGTATCCATGACCCCGGAGACGAGTCCACGAAAGTGTCGAAGAACTCTGGTTCAGCGACGATGACCTGAATAACCTTACCGTCTAAGCACTTCGCGAAGTGGCTCATGCCGTGTAACTCCCTGATGAAGTAAAGGTGAGAATCGTGTTGCTGCCGCTAGTAGTCACTGTTGGGGACCCGGTTACTGTTCCTGTGTAATTTGCTGTTGGCAAAGATAGAATGACAACACCCGACCCGCCATTGCCACCAGCATAATCCGACACATTGTAGCCGCCGCCACCACCACCGCCACCAGTGTTCGCTGTGCCAGCCGTGCCGACACTTGCTCCACCGCCGCCAGCACCACCCCCGCCAGCGCCACCTGTGCCGCCCGTGCCAGCGCCGCCGTTCGCGCCCGTCCCGCCTCCGCCGCCGCCTGCATATGTCACAGATGAGCCGGTTATTGAGGATGCCGTTCCAGCCCCGCCAGAACCGCCCGTAGTGCCGGTTCCATTGCCACCAGCAGCACTTGATCCACCGCCGCCGCCACCTTCAATTTGGCCTGTACCCAAACAGGTGCCGCCCGCATTCCCTTGGCCGCTTGTGCCGGAACCGCCCGCTCTGCCGACAATGGTGGATGAAATGAAGGTATAACTGCCACCGCCACCCGAACCGCCATTCGCGCCAGTGGCAATCGTTGTGACGGTCGTTGATCCACCAGAACCACCGCCGCCGCCAGCGACTGAAGTCTGCGTTGTTATCTTAGAGCCGCTAAGAACCGAATTGACGCCGCTTGTTCCAATGGTCGATCTATTTGGTGCGCCCGCGCCACCAGCACCAACAACTATCGTGCAAACAGAAGATGGGGCGAGCGTTACTGACCCAGAAAGAAGCCCGCCAGCGCCACCGCCTCCGCCAGACACAGAACCACCACCGGCACCACCAGCAACTACAAGGTAAGAGACGGAGTAGCTGATTGGGTTTGATGCAAAACCATAATAGGTGATCCAACCCTGAGTGGAATCCACATAGACGAAAACAATGCTTTCGCGTGAAGCGTTCAAAATGGCGTTTGATGATAAACCATTTATGTTTGCACCATTGCCAGCGATTGTGCAGTTATTTGTCGAAAACGTCCCAGCATAGTCCACTACTTGAACAAGATTACCAGCAGCGGGGCTCGCAGGAAGCGTCACTGTCACTGCGCTAGAAGTTGTGTTGACCGGGTAAGAACTTCCAGCGACAGCCGTAAAGTTTCCAGTCTGAATTGACTGCAACGTAAGAGAACCACCATACGCGCCAGACAATATGCCAGCGGTACTAGCACCCTGCGCCATAACCGATATGTTCCGGGAGATGGTCATGCCGTGTAGCTCCCTGAAGCCGTGAACGTAAGAATTGTGTTGCTGCCACTGGTGGTCACTGTAGGCGAACCTGTTGTGATTCCGCTATAATTAGCAGTTGGGACGGAAAGAATAACA